TGAAATTAAAGAAGAATTTCGTTCCCGACATCATCTATATTGATTATCTGAATATCTGTCTTTCCTCCACCATGAAGATGGGTGGTGGCAGCATTTATGAATATGTCAAGGTGGTGGGTGAAGAAATCCGTGGTCTATCGGTTGAATTCTCGGTGCCGATTATCACCGCGACTCAATTTAATAGATCGGGTTATACCTCGTCTGATCCCGGCATGGAAGATGTTTCTGAAAGTTTTGGCACCGCCATGACGGCGGATCATATCTGGGCTCTCATGTCGTCGGAAGAGCTAGAGCGGGATCGTCAGATGCAGTTCGTTCAAATTAAAAATAGATATAACGACGTGAACACCTACAAGAAGTTTCTCGTCGGGATTAACAAGGCCAAGATGCAGTTGTTTAATCTCGGCGTGACAGACCAGAATACCATGTCCAACACTAAGGAAGAGAAGGAAAGATTTATAAATGATGAAAACACTAGTAGGAAACTTGACAAGTCGGCTTTCAAAGACTTTTTCTAGGAAACCTGTCATTAACAAAGACTATGAAGAGGCCAAGCTGGTTATTCGTACCGATATCGAAAATATTTCAGAATTAATCAAAAAAGAAGAGAATTGGTGTCAATATGCTCTCGCAAAGGATATAAATAACATACAGCTATTCGATCCTTCCAGTGCAGATGCCTGTAAGTTTTGTATTCTTGGTGCCGCCTATAGGCTAGATGCCGACACAAAAACGTTAGCTTTTCTTAACAGAATGTCCTATCTTAACGGATATAACGGAATCGACCGTTTGAATGACCAGAATAATTTTGAAGACGTGCAGGGGTTTTTGCTTGCATGTTTGAAGTCTTTGAAGTAGAATGATGAAAATGAAGAAGGAATTTTAGAATGACAAACACATGGGTAATCTCCGATCCACACTTTGGACACGCGAATATCATCAAGTTTTGTAACCGCCCCTTCGCCTCCGTCACGGAGATGGACGAGGCTCTGATTAAAAATTGGAATTCTGTTGTCGAACCTACAGATCGGGTGATTTGTAATGGCGACTTCATGTTCTACAAGAGTGATACCGGAATATTTCAACGCCTGAAGGGTTATAAGGAATTGGTGCTGGGCAACCATGACCATACGGCGACGAGAAATTTGGGCTGGAAGGCCATCCACACGCGGCTTGAATTCGTTCATAACAGCAAACATGTCGTGATGGATCACTATCCCATCGAGTCGTGGAACAAGAAATTCCATGGTTCCATCCATCTCTATGGTCACGTTCATGATGAAATTGGAGATTCCCGAGTCGCAAATATGGCTCGTCGTTATAATATCTGCGTCGAGATGCTAGATAACTATACTCCCCGTAACCTAGACTATTACACAAAGGATTGAGTTTTGAAACTTACAGACTATGATGGTGACAACCTAAATTTAATGTCGAAGATTGTTGGTGATTTCAATATCAAGCAGGGCTGGCGTAACAAGTCCGATGAAATCACCAGCATTTTGACTGAACACGCGCCTAAGCTGGTTCCGGTCTTCGAAAACTATCTCATTTCCACCATGATTGCCCTGATTCATTCGGAACTATCCGAGGCGTTGGAGGCGCAGCGCAAGGGCCTGATGGATGACCATCTACCGAACCGCAAGGGAATTGAGGCCGAACTGGCCGACGCCGTGATACGCATCTTCGATCTTGCCGCACAACAGGGGTTGGATATCGGTGGGGCCGTGGTGGAAAAGTTTCTTTATAACACCACTCGCGCCGACCATAAGGTTGAGAACCGTGAAAAAAGGGGTGGCAAAAAATTCTAATGTTTAAAGATTACGTAGCACCATGGACAACGACAACAGGAATTTCATCTATACATGTCGCGGATATCGATATAAGTTTGGCCGGATATATCTTATCTGAGTATGCAATAAAGATAAGTGACAACTGGAATACGGTTACAATCGACATGGAAGAGTGGGATTCAGTAATGAAAAATAATAGACTGATCCTAACAAGAAAATCCCAAAAACAAGAAAAGGAAATATAAAACCATATGGAAATTAAGTTAACTCATGAGGAATTGGCCAAGAAGAAATTATTTGTTGCTACGCCAATGTATGGCGGTATGTGTGGTGGTATGTATACCAAATCAATGGCCGACCTGACGGCCATCTGCACACGTTATAATATTGAACTTCAATTCTTTGCACTTTTCAACGAGTCTCTGATTACCAGAGCCCGTAATTACTGCGTCGATGAATTTCTTCGTTCGAAGATGGATTATCTTCTGTTCCTAGACGCCGACATCGGCTTCGATCCCGGCGATGTTATCGCCATGATGGGCATCATGACCGATGATTCACCATACGATGTGCTTTGTGCTCCTTACCCCAAGAAGTGCATTAGCTGGGAGAAGATCGTTCAGGCCGTCAATTCAGGCGTCTGTGGACCCAACGACGAGAATCCCCAAGTTCTGGATAAGTTCGTTGGTGACTTCGTGTTCAATCCCAAGTCGGGAACCGGCAACATTCCGATTGGAGAGCCTTGTGAAATTCTAGAAGGTGGGACCGGATTCATGATGATCCGCCGCAGCACCTTGGTCAAGTTTCAGGAGTCTTTCCCTCAATATATGTATCGTCCAGATCATGTTCGTACTGAGCATTTCGACGGTTCAAGAGAGATTTGCCAGTTCTTTCAGGCAGAAATCGACGTTCCTGATTTGAACGTCTTTAAAAATCGCGTCGTGATGGCGCTTGAGAAGACCAAGGAAGCCGAAGACACAAAGGTTCTAGCCGGTCTTCAGGCCGACTTGACAACGCTCTTAGAAGAGTATAACAATGCCTTCAGTCGTTCTTCTAAGAGATATCTTTCCGAGGATTATTGGTTCTCCCAGAAAATCCAACAGATCGGTCTGCATATCTGGCTTTGCCCATGGATGAAGACAAATCACACCGGCACGATGGTTTACGGCGGAAGTCTGGCCGATCTTGCGGGTATCGGCGCTTCTCCAACGGCGGAAATATCAAAACTTGGAAAAAAGAATAAATAACAATAAGATAGGTTAAATTATTTTAAATAATAACTACAAGTAGATGTTGCTCCAACAAAAAATAAAGGTAAGTAAACTATGTGGCCTCAGTATTGGATGTTGATTTGGAATATGTATATAATCATCAATGGATTGATACGTCTAATATACAGTTCTAGTGTTACTTTTTATGAAATTTATCACCATAAAAACTTCGATGAAGAAAGGAAGGGGAAGAATATCGGTACAGGACTTGTCTTCTTTCTAAGTGGGATTTTGACTCTCATCGTCCTTCGTAGTGGTGGTTTCTTCTCAGTCTGGGGTTGGTAATTTGAAGTTTACAAAGGCGTTTGTGGAGATTTTGAAAAACTTCTCCACAATTAACCCTCAAATGCATTTTGTTGAGGGATTTGAGCAGTCGGTCATCTCGGCTGCTGGAAGTGTTTTCGCCTCCACGAAGTCAGATGTTGAGGTCGAAACAGCATTCTCGATCTTTTCCCTGCCAAAGCTTCTCTCCATCCTCAGTCTTTATGATAACCCCGAAGTCGTCGTTTCGGATCGTTTTCTGAAGATTTCGACCGAGGGCAAGACAAATGTCTGTAATTATCAGCTTACAAAGCCAGAATTCATTAAATTTGAAAAGAATCCGGCCAAGTATGCCAAGATGACGAATGATGTTTCTTTTGGCTTGAAGTACGAAGATTATTCGAGTACCATGAAGCTGGCCAATATCCTGAAGTCGGACTACATCACCTTCCGGGGTAATGGAACCAAGATTTATCTGGAAGTGGTCAACGCCAACGAGAATGGCGACTCGGCAGCGACGCTGATCGGAGAGACCGAGGCGGTTTTTAAAATTGTCGTGCCGCGTGAGCTATTAAACCTAATTGATGCGGATTATGCCGTCGGCGTTTCCAAGAAGGGGGCCATCTCCTTCAAATCCGACAGAATTTCTTACTACTTCGCATATAACAAAGATAAGTCTTCGTGTTGATTTGCCTTCTCGCCTATGGACCCACGGTTATTGTTTGTGGTTTCTTGGCGTATTGTGTGACAAAAATGATTTTATTGTTTATGAAGGGATTTAAGGATCATGCAGGGCGATAGAAAATATTTTGGATGGGCCGACAAATATCGTCCAACGACGGTAAAAGAATGCATCCTACCAGAGCGTATCAAGAGCCTCTTTCAAGGATATGTTGATGATAAGAATATTCCAAATCTTGTTCTGGCTGGCCCTCCCGGTGTTGGGAAGACTTCCGTGGCTCTTGCCATGCTTGATGAAATTGATGCGGATTATATTAAGATCAACTCATCCCTAAAGAAGGGGATTGATGTGATCCGCAACGAGGTAATGGACTTTGCCTCGTCTGTAAGCTTCAAGGACGGCAGAAAGTACATTGTCTTTGACGAAGGTGACGGAATGCTGAAGGCCTCTCAGGAGGCGCTTAAAAGCTTCATAGAAGAGTTTGCTTCCAACGCAGGTTTCATCATAACGTGTAATCATAAGGAACGGCTGGATAGCGCCTACTTCTCCCGCTTCGCCACCATAGATTTCAACCTAACCAAGGAAGACCTACCCATTCTTGGTCGGGAGTTTCTGATTTCCGTATTTACTATTCTCGATCAGGAAAGTGTCACCTATGACAAGAAGGTTGTGGCCGAGGTTGTCAAGAAGTATTATCCTGACTGGCGTAAGACGCTGGTGGAGCTACATGCCTATTCGGTGAAGGCCAAGACAATTGACACAGGAATTTTGTCTATTTCCTCGGAAGAGTCGGTAGATGATATCATCGACCTTTTAAAGTCGAAGAACTGGAATGGTATGCGAAAGTGGGTCGGAGAGAACTACAACTCCGTCAATGATTTCAACGCCTTCGCGCGTCGGCTCCTAAATGGCGTCAGATTGAAGGTTCAAATTTCTTGCCTTCCGTCCTTCGTTGTGCTATACAATGAATATGACTACAAACAGGCCTTCGTGATTGATAAAGAAATCAATACCGTGGCATTTTTAACACAGATTATGTCTGAAATGGTGTGGAAGGAATAAACCATGTTGCTTGATCTTATATTTAATATTTTTTACGGTTTCATCTGGTGCTCCATATTTGTCATATATGGATTTTCCATCTTGGCTCTTCTTTCAGGAACATTTATGATGCTCCATCGTGAATTAAAGAAGGATGATTATATATATCTTTTCATGTTTTACTTTATATTTATTGTGATGACATATGCCTTTGTTAAAACCTTTTGAGCATATTGCGGCTCTCAGTAACCGTCAGGAGACGGAACTAGACAAGGGCTACGACAAATACCTTACGGATCGATTCTTCTCGTATCATGTTGACACGATCCTTTATGCTGCCGAGGCGGCTTCGTTCTCCAAAGATATCCCGAAAGAATTCCATAAGGATTTTTACTTCAACTCCATCAAAGGAAGGAAGAGATATTCGAAATGGTTTAAAAGTGAGGCCGACGAAAACATCAAGATAATATCAGAATATTATGATTGTTCCATTAACCACGCGGCGGATACATTAAAAATCCTTACCGAGGAACAGTTACAGTATATCAAAGAATGGTATGAAGAAACAATAATAAGAAAAGGAGATTAATATGTCTACTGTCGTTGATTCTCTCGTAGAGATTGAACTAAAATATGATGAAGACTTTTTAAAGGTCAAGGAAACTCTTTCCCGAATCGGGATTGCCTCACATAAGGACAAGACACTGTATCAGACTTGTCACATTCTACATAAGCGAGGCCGGTATTACATCGTTCATTTTCTAGAGATGTTCATGTTGGATGGTAAGGGCAAACATTTCTCCGACGAGGATCGGGGCCGTCGCAACACCATCGCCAACCTTCTGCAACAGTGGAATCTGGTCAAGATTGTCAATCCCTCCGTCACCGAGTCACCTGTGGCCAGCATGAAGACAATTCGTGTGGTTCCCTTTGCCGAGAAGCCGGATTGGAATTTTGTCGTGAAATATAACATTGGAGTTAAAGGCTGATGGATTGGAATTTGATTTTAACGTTTCTTTTTGTGATTGGATACTTTGCAATAGCTGCCTTGTTTGGCGGCTATGCGCAACACAAATTTTGGTCTGCTCCTATTGTTATATGTGGAGCGTTATTCTGGCCTTTCATGATTCCTGTTATTGGGGGCTTTAAACTAGGTGTAAAAATATCGGAGATGTTCTGATGGATTGGGTTTATATATTTCTCTATTTTGCTTTCGCCTTCATCTTCTGTGGATATACACATATAAAAACTGGTGAAGAGGTTTTTACGAATCAAGGTTTATACCTTGCATCAATCCTATGGCCCATAACAATTTTTATTTGGTTCTTTATGAATTTAGGCAAAAAAATTGGAATCTTCTTTCATGGAAAAATGTAATTGGGTCATCGATGAAATCCTTCTGGAACGTCATGATGGTGACAGGGGATTTCCAAGCCTAGGAAGTGCCGCCGTCGATCAGGGACATAATGTCTTTGTGACAAAGTATGTTCCCTTCAGTGTTCAACCTATTTTTAATTTCACTCAACTTGATCCAGTGCCGACCATCCTTTATGGTTCGATTCAGTTTTTGAATCAGGTTGAGCGATGTGGGATTTTGAAAAATCTGGGATATCCGGGGGCATATTTCAAGAAGGAGGCGCTGAAGTTCTCCAATTATTGTTGGAGATATCCCGGCCTCATGCTGAGTGATCGGTGGCAGATTCTACCCTATGGTGAGTTGAAGCGTAGGTTGGATGCCGACCTTTCTGATGGTCTCCAACCTCCTTATTTTGATGATCACCGCATGTTCATCAGGCCTGACGTGGTGACCAAATCATTTGCTGGCCGTGTCTTCGACTTTAATACCGCCGAGGATAACCCAGAGCAGCTATCGAGGTACGAACATATTTCTGACGAAGAACTTTGTGTCATCGCGCGGGAGAAATCAATTATTGGTGAGTATCGCCATGTGATCTGTAATCGAGAGGTTATCGCGCAGTCCCAATATCAGCGTGACGGAAAGCTTGACATCAGAATCGATGTTGAACCTGATTGTCAGGCCTTGGCGAAACAGATTTCAAGAGAAGAGTATCAACCAGATAATGTCTATGTGGTTGATACGGCGCTGACCGTGGATGGTCCTAGGATCATCGAATTCAATGCCTTCTCATGCTCGGGACTTTATGCCTGTGACACAAATAATATCGTCAAGAGAGTCTCTGAAGCCGCTGTCAGAGAATTTAATGGAGAAGATGTTGACTGATAAACCAGTGTTTCGCGTCGGTGTGACAGGCACCAGATCGGGTATGACCAATTACCAAAAACAAAATGTATACCAGTACCTTTATGATATTATTGAAGGCGTTGATGTAGCACAATTTAATCATGGAGATTGTATCGGGGTGGACGGCGAAGCCGCTGATATCGCGATGGATTTGGGGTATGAAATTGTTTGTTTTCCACCTTTAGAATTTATCTTGCGTTATAATCACAAGTCTGATATTATCCACGCTCCCCAGACCTACATGAAACGCAACAGGGATATCGTTGATAATTCTGACGTGATGATGGCGGTGCCGTGGGAGATGGAACACCAGAGCAAGGGTGGAACATGGTACACTTTTGATTATTCAATAAAGAAAAAGGTTCCTATTCAATTATTCTTACCAAGAGAAGGAATTATTTTATGACACAACTCTATTCGTGTGGCCTTATTTTTGATGAACCAAAACAGAACGTCATGCTAATCCAGAAGCGCCGTCCAAAGTGGCAAGAAGGACTTTTCAACGGCATCGGTGGTCATGTCGAGGAAGGGGAAACCCCGCTAGAATGCATGTATCGTGAGGCCAAGGAAGAATCCACCATTAGTAGTAAGGCTTTTTGGAAATATTTGGCCGTCTACAAGACTTCCACCTTTGAAGTTCATTTCTTTTATACTCCAGATCATGATCTAAATATGATCAGGCCCTTGACGGATGAGCAGCTTCATGTTTTCGCCATCAAGGACTTGTTCAACCCATCTTATTATTTTTACAATAATTTGGCTCCGAATATCCGGCTCCTGATTGAATTGGCCATGAATAATAATGATTTGAAACTACCAGTAATTTTGGAGGGATGATGAAAAATTGGGGAACTTGTCACGTCGAAGTCTGTAAAGAACTTCTATCTTGGATGTTGACAATGAAAGGCTGGGTGATTATAGTCCATGAAGCTAAGTGGACCGGCGAGACCCTTTCTTGTGGTGAGATTTATTATGTCAATCTCGGTTCCCCACTTCTTGAAAAAGGCTACCATGGGATGATGAATTTCGTCATCCTCGATCCTAATAATTATAAGCTGCGGAAGGATCAGGATACTTAGAATACAGAAATTTTCACACAAAGAAAGAAATAACATTGACAAACAAAATTAATCTGAGTGTGGACCAGCAGGAAGCACTGAAGGCCATCAAGAAGTGGATTAAGACGAAGGAACGGTTCTTCCTCCTTCAAGGCTTCGCAGGAACCGGGAAGACCTTCCTGACCAAATTGATAGCCCAGAGTAATATCCCGAACCTCTATTTCAGCGCGACGACGAACAAGGCCTCCAAGGTGTTGGAAAATAATCTTGGCGTCTCCGTCAAGACGATTTACTCCCTGCTCGGCCTAAAGATGGAAGAGCGGGAAGACCGACTCGTCCTGACAAAATCTGACAAGCCAATCTACTTCCCCAAGGGCTCGATCATCGTCGTGGACGAGGCTTCCATGGTCGGTCGAGAACTTCTAAACGTCATCATCTCCATGCCTGCCATTCGCGTCATCTTCGTTGGTGATCCGGCGCAGCTTCCTCCGGTTAATGAAATATCAAGTCCAGCGTGGAAAACAATTGATAAGGAGAGTAATAGAGCCATTCTTCGAACAGTCATGCGGAATGATAATGAGTTGCTGAATATGGCGACTGAAATCCGCGCCTGTCTCCGTGAAAAGAATTATATCTCTCCGATCCGGCAGGATGTCAGCGCCGAGGGTGATGGTGTCTTTCTTTTTGATTCGAAGAGAGAATTTGAAGATCATCTTTTGAGTAAAATTAGAAGTGTCAACTTCAATGAAACCAAGGTCATCGCATGGCGCAATGATACGGTTAATTATTATAACACAATTATTCGCCGCAAGTTGTTGTTCACCCAAAAGTACGAGGCTGGTGATATTATCCTGATCGGCAAGCCTGTCGTCAGGAACGATGAATTTATCGCCCACACCGATGATGAATATATTGTCGAGGAAGCCACCAATGAAAATTATGTGGTGATCGATGATATTCATGATATCGAATATTGGGAATTGTACGTTAAGAACAACAATCAGGAAATTATTTTGAAAGTTCCTGTTGATCAAGACGCATTAAATGTGCTACTATCACGCAAGGCCATCGAAGCCAAGAATGTCAGTAAGGGCGGAAAAAGAGCCGCATGGAAGGAATTCTGGGATTTGAAGAATTACCTCGATGAGGTAAGATATGGATATGCCCTGACGGCGCATAGAGCCCAAGGTTCGACAATAACCGAGTGCTACATTGACCAGCAGGACATCCTCTGTAACCACAAGTCACAGGAAGCCTTCCAGTGTCTTTACGTTGCGGCAACGAGACCTACAAAACGCATCTATACGTTCTAGAAAGGAAAGAAATTGCCTACACCTAAGAAGAACCGCCCACGTAAGGGGCGTCGGAAGATCGGCTCCAAGAAGCGCCGCAATCGGAACAAGTGTAAGAAGTAAAAGGATTAATCATGGAAAAGATTGTTAGATTGCTCTTCGGATCATCCTTATATGGGACAAATACTCCCACAAGCGATACAGATTACAAGGCGGTTTATATTCCCACCGCCGAGGATATTCTTCTGCGTCGCGTCAAGGAATCAATTTCTTACTCTAAGGAGAAGCCTGAGTTTGAGAAAAATTCTTCCGCCGACATCGATGAGGAAATTTACAGTCTCGATAAGTATCTGAAGCTTGTCGCGGAAGGTCAGACGGTTTCTCTGGACATGCTCTTCGCTCCGAATAATTATATTCTTGAACACTCTCCTATGTGGACTCGTATTCAGAATAATCGGAAAAAACTCATCTCCCGGCAGTCCAAGGCCTTCATCGGCTATTGTCGTCAACAAGCCAACAAATACGGCATCAAGGGCTCCCGCGTCGCCGCCGCTCGTGATGCGCTTGAATTTCTTAACCATCTTGTTAGTATTTTGGGAATGAATAAGAAGCTGGGTGATTATGCCACCAAGATCGACGTATGGGCCAAGGACAAGGAATTCATCAAGATCGTGGATATCCCTCTGGCCAGTGGTCAGGAGATTCGTCATCTGGATGTATGTGATCGTCTGCTACCCTTTACCGCCTCTGTCGGAAGCGCCTTCTCTGTGGTCGAGAAGATCGTGGACGGGTATGGAAAGAGGGCTCTACAGGCCGAAAAGAATGAAGGCGTGGACTGGAAGGCATTATCTCATGCTGTTCGAATTGGGCAGCAGGCGGTGGAGCTATTCAGAACCCATAACATTATTTTTCCTCGTCCCAATGCTCCCGAACTTCTAAATATCAAGAAGGGATGGCTTCCATACAAGGAAGTGTCTGAAAAGATTGAGGAATTGTTTGTGGATGTCGAAGATGCAGCCATGAAATCTACCTTGCCTGAGAATGTGGACAAGGCGTGGATTGAGGATTTTCTCCTTGACACCTACGGAAATAAGGTATATTATTTTCATCAGGCGCAAATGAACCGCTGGTAACACAAGGATTATTCATCATGGGTCTTTTTGATGCAACACCGAAAGAAATCGGCAACGGCCTTCTGAACACCAGTATCGGTAATATAGCCGGTAAGGCTATCTTGTACTACATTCTATTTCGTGTTATAGGTCTTGTTGTGTTCTTCGTTATACTTTTCATCTTCGCGGGGATAGGGGCTTATATACAGTCTAAGGATTGTTATATAGGTAAACCCGACAATCAGGGTGTCATACAAGAACAATGTAGTTATAAGTACCCTCATGGCTTCATTCCTCCGAATGAACAGTGGCGTTATAAATCAATTCCTCCGAATGAACAGTGGCGTTATAAATTATAAATAGGCACAAAAGGGTTTTTTATGCTTGCTTTCCTACTCACGCCATTCGGAAGAATTGTTGGATATGTTGCCGGTGGCATCATGTTGGTCGGTCTCGTATTTGGGTGGTATGAACTCAAAATTCACGAGGCCAAGAAAGAAGCCTTGGCATCGTTTAATCAGATGCAGCTTGAAGAAGTCATCAAGGAAAAAGACGCGATGGCGGCGGTTAATAAAACCCTCGCCACCAATCTCCAACAGCTTCAGGAACAGAATTCTGTCCTTGATGGGAGAGTGAAAGAATCTGCCGGTATCGCCAATGCCGCAGTTGACGCCACAAAGGACGATCAACTCGATCCAATCTTTAACCAAATTTTAGGAAGTCTAAAGGGAAGAAAATAATGATTAAGCTTACAATCGCCGCGTTGATTATTGGTGTGTGTCTGGCCGGTTGTGCCACGCCACAGCCTGTGGACATTAAGGTGACACATTATGAGGTTATCATGCCTCCATCGAATCTGTTGGCCTGTGGGTCAGTCAAGCTTCCAGAGAAGTTTAAGTCTAACAAGGACGTGGCGAAGAGCTACGTCAAGCTTTGGAAGCATAATCAATACTGTCACAACCATGCCGTGGCCGTGCAGAAGTATCTTGATAATGCTCAGAAGGAAACACAATGACGCCTTTTGATTTCTACACCAAGATGGGCGAATGGATGAAAATTCGAACTTATGATGAATTTCATAAGAAGATGCTCGATGAACAGTGGCATTTCTTTAGGCGTTTCGAAACTGAAATGATCCGCCTTCTCAAATAAGAAAGTTTTTATGGGACTTGATGATTTTGAGGTCATCTGTGACGCCACGAACAATACACAAGAGATAATCGATAATCGTGAGTTGCGGATCGATACGTTGCTGATACCAGAAGATTCTCGTTATGAGATGACGTTCATCGTGGGTAAGGACGGGGAAATTACTGACTTCGCTATCAAACAATTTGCGATGTTTGGAGGGCGTTGGTTTAGATTTGAACTTTTGGAGGATTAAAATGTCTTATAATGTTGAGTCGATTATTGAAGAAAATCTGGATAAGATTGTAATCAATAATCCTGATAGTACAAAGCTTGCCGCATGGCTCGTAGGTAAATGCATCGCACAGGACATCCTTTCAAATACTTGTGAAGGTAGAAATGAGTGGTCACCATACGACAGATCACGTCTTTTGCATGAAATCTGTAAGGTTCTTTCTGAAAAATTTAATGAACCTATCTTGCTGAAGAAAGAATTACTCCATAAAGAGGAAGAACACGATTTTTATTACATTTGAAGGCATAGACGGTACCGGAAAGAGTACACAGGCCAAACTTTTGGCTTCTTACCTTGAGGCACAGAATATTCCCGTTCTGCTAACTAGAGAGCCGGGCGGCTCCTATATCGCGGAACAAATCCGTAATATCATTATCAACAACGATCTGGACCAATATACGGAATTCTTTCTTTTTTATGCCGCTCGTCGGGATCACATTTTAAACACGATCAGGCCAGCTATCGACGCCGGGAAGGTCGTTATTTGTGATAGGTTTTTTGATTCCACCGAAGTCTACCAGCAGGATGTAGATATTAATCTGCGTCGGTCAACCAAATGGAATTCGATCAAGGTCGAGACTGGTAGCAAAGAGTGGTATGCCATGCCAGATATTACCTTCTTGCTTGACATGCCCGTCAGCGAGGCCCTAGAACGTCTTAGGATTAGAGGAAACCTCAACACCTTTGACCAACGTCCCTTTGAATTTTATGACAAGGCAAGAGGCGACTTTCAATCTCTGTGGGCTAATCAGGATCGTTTCGCCATGATCGACGCGAGTAAGGATGAGATGGCCGTGCATCAAAGTATCATTGAAGAATATGAAAAGAGGAAAAAATAATGGCGATGTTAGACCCGACAAAACTTCCTGATGAAGGACTGTATAATACACTTCTGAAGTCTGCTCTTAGGGATGCCCTTCGGGAAGTGCTTATGAAGACGGCCACGGAGGAAGTCGAAAAGGTTATCAAGAATGCGGAGTCAGACTTTGAGACATCGGTTCGGGCATATCTTGACCATTCCAGCTATTCTAAGATCGTGAATTACAACATCAAACTTATCAAGAAGGATAACAAATGACTTACGAACCAGTCAAAGTGTTTGAAGACGAATGGCAAGAGCAAAAATTCGATACCTTTCAGAAACAGATCAAATTCCTCAAACAAAAAGAAGAATTGATGGTCAAAAATTGGAACAATAATCCTGATATTTTTGAATTGGAAAAGGTCAGATTTCAAATTGCTGTCTTGATATCAGCATTCAAGAAATTTAAAGAAGCCATTCAGGAGAATGTAGAATACAAAGAAGGCTTTTCAAAAAATATAGGAAAGAGATTATCATAAACATGAAAACTAAAATTGGTATTATTCGTGATCATTCCGGCTCCATGCAGTCGTATATCACAGGAGCCATCAACGATTACAACCTTACCGTTGATAGTCTGAAGTCTTCCATCGACAAGAACCACAAGGGTCTTGTGACTGTCGTGGAATGTGGCGTGGCCGTCAACTTTAGAACCATAAATCGCGTCATCATCAAAGACGAGAACGTCGCGACGCTTAGAAATATTACATCCTACTATGCGAATGGTGGATCGACGCCGCTTCTAGATGCCATTAATTTGATGATTGATACAATTTCCGAGGAAAACGAGAATAGCGATACCGCCTACCTGATCATGGTTATCACTGACGGTGGAAATAATGTTCACGGCGAAATAGCCCCACAGGTTGCATCTCGTATCCGTCATCTCCAGTCTACTGATAAGTGGACTTTCGCCTTCCGTGTTCCCAAGGGTTATGGTTCATACATCACCAATCTTGGTATTCCCGTTGGCAACGTCATCGAATGGGAAGTCACCGAGAAGGGTCTTCGTCAGTCCACACAGGTTTCGACACAGGCCACACGGGCTTATTTCAGTGATCGTACTCGTGGTCTAACCAGTTCTAGCTCGTTCTACACAGACCTTTCGAATGTCTCCATATCTGAAGTCAAGCGTAATCTTGATGATATCACCGACAAGGTTCAAATTCTATGGGTTCCTGAGAAGTATAACAAGACTGAGATTCGCGACTTCTGTATCGAGCATTTTGGAGAATATAATATTGGTTCGGCATATTATCAGCTAAATAAATCTGAGAAGGTGCAGGCATCAAAGAAAATTTGTATCAAGCATAAGAAGTCTGGAAAGACCTATTCTGGCGATGATGCTCGTGATCTTCTAGGCCTTCCAACGGATCGTGAGGTTCGTGTCTCTCCGAAGGATCATGGACAGTATGAACTTTTCATTCAGTCCACATCAACAAACCGTCATCTCGTGGGTGACACTCGTTTACTTTATTTTAAATAGGAGAAAAAAAATGAAATATATTTTTCACGTTAGGGTCGATAAGGGACTTGACAATGATCAGATAAACGAGCATCTTCGGAATTTCCGGGATGACGTGGATAGTAAGGAGTTTTTCGAGAATTATGACAAGGTTTTGTATGTTTCTGATGAAAAACAAACTTGGATTGAAACCGTACCTTCGGATTTCAAATAAAAATCTTATGGTTATATGTCCTAATTGTCATTCTCAGACGCTAACATACAAAGGTCAAAATACTAAATTAAAAAGAATAAATAGAAATATGGAAGAGTATGAGGGACGGCTCCCTTCACCGACTTGAAATCGGATGGTACGATGAGTAATCGTATGGTGATCGACACAGCCACTCTTCCGCCAAATTTAATGGAAATGACAAGCCGAGGGGATCGGCAACTGTTTGCTAAACAGATTGCTCTCGAAAGGGAGTCCATGTCGGATATGGGTGTTTCCGCCATCTATGAGAATACGGTATGCACAGTAATATGGCGTGAAAGGCTAGTTGAGTAGCGTCAAGTGAAGTTTGCAAGGCTCCATACCTTACGATCCAACCATGGAAATGACGTAAGGTGACAGGTTCGACCCCTGTTATTCTCTTCTTTTAAAGGATTTTTGTCATGAAACATGTGAAAACATTCCTCATCGATCTGGCCATCATCGCCGGTGCTGCCCTCGTGATCTGGATGACACGTAACCCTATGGTTGCATTCCTAATTTTTTGTGCTTGGATTGATCCAAAGGCGTTTAATCAGAAATTTCTCTAATTTTTTAAAAATATCCGTTGACATCCCGATATGAATGATTTATATTCATATCATCGGAACAACGGAGAAACATCATGGCCTACGACGAACAACATGACCACGCCGACCGTTACTTTCCCGCGATTGAGGGCTACAAGATGGCCAATGCGAAAAAGAGCAAAGCTGCACGTTGGATGGCCGAAGACGCCACCCGCGCCGTTCTGGTCGAGAAGATGTACAAGTCTTCTAACAGCTTCATCAGCACCATGCTGACGAATTATGCCGATTGGGGCTCCCTCACCGCTGGTCAGGAAGCTGCCGTTCGTAAGATTTTCGCCAAGGAAGACGAGCGTAAGGCGGCTTGGAAGGCTGCTGACGCCGCTTCGGTCTTCGTTGGTGAGGTTGGTAAGCGTCAGGATTTCACCCTCACCATGCAAAACCACTTCTCTTACGAGACTGACTTCGGTATGCTCCATATTCATATCCTTAAGGACGAGGCCGGTAACGTCGTCGTTTACAAGGGTTCGAAGTATCTGGAAGCCGCTCGTGGTGATGCCGTAAAGGGCAAGGCGACGGTCAAGGATCATTCGGTTCGTGAAGGCGTGAATCAGACCATTGTCTCCCGTCCCAAGTTTGAAAAGGTGGTATAATATGGATAATAAAGAAAAACTCATAAACACGGCGGGTATGATTAAAACCCGCCTCGCTATGAGAATTATCGAACAATCCTGTCTCTCTGATAAGGGAGACAGTTATTGGGAAATTGATAATGAAATCAATTTTCTAAATCGTCTTTTGACATTCATTCGGGGAGAATAAAAATGACCTACGATCCTGACAACTATTCAACAGAAAAATTGCTTGAATATGCCTATATGATGTTGGGTCTCGCAAGGCGTGATCAAATTAATAAGACTCGCAAGAACGATTGGCTGATCGATAATGAGTCGTTTGATCTTATTGGTGCCAAGCTTAAGAAAATTAAGGAAGTAAAAGGAATAATTTATTAACTTCCTGCGAATAGATTTCCTAGACCTTGGATTGTATTGGTGGTCACTCCTTGTGCAACTCCGGGAAGGGAAGAGATGGTGTCCATGACGCTCTGGGGCTGATTGGCCGACCCTTCCGCCGCCTTGATGGCAAGTGCCTTCCTGCCGTTCGTAGGAGCCTTCAGAAAGGCCTGATTCGTTGAAAACTTCTGAAGCGCCTGAGTCAATATAGAATTATCTAAAACAGATTTTGGAAGGTGGGTATCGAGCGTGGTGTTAATTGCCCCGGCGATGGTCGGTAGAACACTCGATAGGTTTGATAGGATGCTGGCAGGCGTGATCCCAGCACCGAGAATGCTCTGCATTCCATTATTTTGAAGTTGTTCTAAAAACAGCGCGATGATGGATTCGAGGGCAGAGGCCGAGACGGAACCGTTCTGTAGCAGCGGTAAAATCATATTAATTAAAGACTGGAGAGACTGATTCGTCACGCTATTCATGGTGTCGGAAAGAACGGGCGTCTGACCCATGTTCATCAGGGCCGTCGATAAGACGCTCTGGGCCGTGCTGGATAGGGTGGCACCCGACAGTCCTGCCGATAGTGCGTTGATGACTGTGGAGGCTCCTAGCTGGCCAGAAATCGATGATAACGCCGATCCCAACATGTTCCCCATCGCGCCTTGAAGTCCCGAGGTCGATCCGAGGTCGGAAATATCTTTCATCTTAATAAATGATGAAATCGCATTGGGAAGAACTGCATTGAGATTCTGTGGATCAACAGTCTGAAGCTGCTGAAGAATCGATCCACCGATAGAAGTTAATGATGCTACGGTGGGAATACTATAGAACTTTGTCTTCTTACGGGCATCCTCGGTGATATCCTTGCCATCGGAATCATTTTGCTCGGTTGGTGTGTAATTTGGATATGTGATCTTGGTCTGGTCATCTGTCTTAATATTCTGAGTGCTTCTGGTCGAGAAACCATTATCAAATATTCTCCCACCGGGAGGCGTAGAATTGGTTCCTTGTTTTAGAGATTCCGATCCTCCTGTTGTTTCTGTACTACTTGCGTCACCAGCCTTGGCGATGGTTCCCATCATTATCGGCTGTTGTTGATCCCCGTCGAGGAAGACCCCAAATACCGTCGATCCGACGATCAGGCCGACAGGAATCTTGCCAATTTTATTATGTGCTGCCGAAGTTATATTTTGTAGAGGTTTGACCCATGGTAGAGCAGAATCAGGAATATTAGTCGCATCGTCATGCAGGCCATGGATTCTAACTTGGACACGACCCTCCTTGTCAGGGTCCATGACGTTGACGACGACGCCCCACCAATGCCTGTTATCAAAACCAAATGCTCGTTCTGTCATAAAATCCTTCTTTTTTGATATTTATCGCTTGACATAGAATCAAAACCATTTATATTGATCATATCAACGCGGAGGTTTTTTATCATGAATTATCCACATTATGAAATTTGGGGCGGCTGGAATGATGTCTACGGATATGGTGCCGAGCCCGAGCATCTGGAGGATTGTTTCACCCTTTCGGAGGCTATTGAGGCGGTGAGGGAGTATCGTCAACATTCTTATCAGTATGCTTTCATCAAGAACAAAGATACTGGCGAAATTCTGGAGGAATATTGAAATGAGCCACATGGAAGATTTCGCCAAGGTGTGGCGTCGAGAACAGATAATCCGGCGATTCGTTGAACATTGCCTCGCCCTCATGCTTATCATTACTATTATGATAATTTTCGCAGGAATCATCCAATATTTTGGTGGGATTGATACGCTTTCCATCAATGATTTTTTTATGGGGTTCAAGTGAGGGTGCCATGTCACAACATTTTCTTGATTACATACCTTTCTTTCCGCTTCCGGTAGAACTGCGTATCACTGATCCGGCGACGCTGGCATGGATGCATAAACAATGTCAGTCGGTGTTTAATACGCCAGACGAATTTGTTTCTTATAGAGAAGTGATGCAAATTCTGGCGTCGGCCTATAACTTGGGTGTCTACGACGCGGTGTGGGGCGGAAAGTTTCAAGAGAAGGCGAAGGTTCCTTCTGTTTCTCCGATGAAAGAGAAAAAAGTGGTTGACAACGTTTAAAAATGATTTAAAGTGATATTGTTCAAATCATAGGAGTATGTATCATGGGAACCAGAAGTGATATTATTGTTTTGTGTAAGGATGGCGTCTGGCGTCGTATTTACTGCCATTGGGATGGTTATGTGAGACATAATGGTAAGATATTATTCGAGAATTATAATTCCACCAAGAAGGCCGAGAAGCTGATCGGGCTGGGGAATTTGTCGATTCTTGGTCCGAAATGCACCAAACCCAAGGGGCATAGCTGGGAGAATAAGGTTGACGGCTATTGTGTCGCCTACTTTAGGGATCGTGGTAATGAACCTTGGGAAGATGTCAAGGCTTTTGAAGCCGAGACTCTGGAATATATATGGCCTATGCCCGACTGTTGGACGGAATATGCCTACGTTTGGGACGGAAAAGAATGGAAGGTTGGTTATTCTCAAAAAGGTGTCGATACTCTAGAATCTCTAAAAGAGGCCATTGACAATCTCTAAGAGGGAGAGTAAGATTACGGAATTGCCAGAGTCGCTATCTGGCTGGTCCTGAACACAGGTAGACGTGTTCTAGGACGAGATCGGGAACTACCTCGGAACCGCTATCTGGAGGGCGGGACTTAAATTAATGTTAGGAGTGGAGGGACGAGTAAAATCGGTCTCGTTGAAGCTAGGCATAGCTCCAGAACTTATTTGGAGATGAGATAGGAGCCCTGAATGTGTGTGATGACATGCATTTATCTACTGACCGACAGGCACAGAGGGGTATATTATTCGCGTGATACCGCGAGTCTCCCACATACTTTTTAGAGAGGATATAATATGAGATTTGATACAGAGTTGGCCGGAATTTATAAAAAGTTTTACTACGGTGATCATGTCACTGATGAAGAACTGGAAAAACTTCGTGTTCTGTTTAATCGTTTGACTAATGATCTTCTGGTTCTTGGACCTGAATATGCGATGGCGCGTAGAGAAATGCTCAGGAATCTTTTGAACGTCGAGGATTACATCAGAAACAGGAAAGATAAATAACTTTTTGGACTTGTAGCTCAGTTGGTTAGAGCAGACGCCTCTTAAGCGAAAGGTCGAGTGTCCGAATCACTCCAAGTCTACCATTCCAGTCCGTTAGCTCAATGGGTGGAGCAAGGAACTTTTAATTCCAAGGTTGTCAGTTCGAACCTGACACGGACTACCAACTTAAAAAGGATTTGAAATGATTAGTCTACCTCTCATTCTCGTGTTGCTTCTTATACATTGGTATGGAGACTTCTTTCTCCAAAATGATTGGATGGCACAGAATAAAAGTGTTAACAACGAGGCGCTGGCAGCACATGTCGGTGTGTATACCCTGATATTATTTTTGGGTATTTTTATTTTTCGTTTTGGTATAGACACAAACGATATTCTCCTATTTGCCTTAATAAATGGCGTCATCCATTTTGGTGTTGACTTCATCACGTCTAGGGCATCGTCATATTTCTATAAGAAAGGTGACAGGCATAATTTCTTCGTCGTCGTGGGTCTGGATCAGACGATTCATTTTCTTACCCTGTTCGTCACCGCGTATTTTATTCTATAAATAACAAATGTTTAACTTCTTCAAAAGGAAAAAAATGCACTACGTTGCCCGATTCGTCTTCGATGTAGACGTTAACTATCCACAAGTCTTCGCCAAATTCATGTTTCGAAACGTGCATGTTAACTTCATCGAAAAGATTTCGCCGCCTAATCAGGCCGAGATTGTGCTGGGTCCGTTGGAGGAAGAGACGATTCGAGTCTGGCAGGAGACATTTCGAGGCTGTGGATGTCCTTTCAAGTTGTACACGGCTCCATGGGATAAGGTAAAGGATACAAATTATTTCCTATAAGGGTTGACATTGTATGCAAATTCGTATATTGCATATAAACAAAGAATTGGGGAATTCTTCTAACAGGACTAGGAAAACTGGCCTTCAACCAGTGCAATGTCGGTTCAATTCCGTCATTCCCCGCCATTTTTAAAGGATATTTGTCATGAAAACGCGAAACATGATTGCCAAAGACCTTCGAACTCCTAAGTACAAGATGCGGGTGGTGAAGTCCAAGAAAGTCTATGACCGTAAGAAAATGAAGGATTAGTGATATGAAGATTTATGTTGTTTACCGACAAGAGTTGATTTACGAGGAATTTAAACGTGTGGATTTAAAAGGCCTTCCATAATGAGGCCGACGCCAATGCATTTGTTGTGGAGTTGAAAGAAAAACAAGCAAAGGATGTTCTGAAACACAATGAACTTATGTCAGAAATGATGGAAATTCAGAATAAATTTGTATATGACAAGTACGGAAAGCGCATAAATTATGATATGTTTGATTGTAGATATTCAAAAATTATAGATGAAAACCGTCTTCTTACACCTTCTGAAGACTTTTACGAGATAGACGAGATAGATTTAGTATAAATAGAATACACTAATCGCGGGATTGGTATATGGATTGTGCCTTAGCCTTCCAAGCTAATGAAAAGAGTTTGAATCTCTTATCCCGCTCCAAACTTCTGTCATGCCCTGATAAGGCATCTAGGGGAATCTTCCCGGCAGAGGATAAATACTTGGGTGGTTCCTCTGTGCAAGAGGATTAAATGACAGGTGAGCCCTCTCAGCCATCATGCAAGATAGTAGCTAGATGTTCCTTCTGATCCGTCACCTTAGTAGAGGCTTTGTGGATCATGGATATCTACCCCAGTTCATTACTGCTCTACTAGGCGTAATGAATGGCATTGGTAAGAGGGGTCGGCATACTTGGATGTCAAGAAAGAGGTAAGCACACCAGTTTACCCCACCAAGACTTTTTCGGCGCTGTAGCAGAGTGACCCATGCGCTTGACTGCAAATCTTGAGACCTGAGTTTGATCCTCAGTAGCGCCTCCATTTGACAAAGCCTTAGAAGTCTGCCATAAATAGAAGTGTTAAAACCCCCTCCCACATAAGGAAATGTAATGAGACTTCTAGCCGCACTTGGATTTATTTTTGCTCTCTCTACCTCTGCCATGGCTGTAACCTATACTCAGGATGTTCCTGATTGCAGCAGAAATGCAGACTTCGTTAAAGGCATCGAGAAGAAAGGTTTCGAACCTGTCTTGGTCATTGCGGATAAGCTGGTCAAGGATAAATTCAGCATCTTCTTCAACTTTAAAACCAAGGAGACGATGGTCCTTTCCGCATCCACCGAGACCGAAAAGGTTTGTGTCATCTCTTACGGCACAACGGAAATAAATTCTACCATGAGTCTCGAAAAGTTTCGTAATCTTTTTGATTCAATTATTGCTGATGATAACACGGTGGCCCCAAAGTGAAGTATCTTATCGTCTTTATCGTCACCGCCGTAGCTCTTCTATTCGCCTATGGGGCGGCTTTTGGAGAAGAAATAAGCGACGTATATCAACGGGTGTCTCCCGCTGTCGTCACCATCCATGCACCACAGTTGGATATTCCTATTCTGTGGACACAGATGTCTGATCTGGATCATATTGTCAATGAAATCATTATAAAGAAACATAAAGAAAAGGATGTTCTTCTTCCTTTTTCACCGCACAAGACTGGTGGTGCAATCGGTTCTGGCTTCATTATCAGCACCGATGGGCTGATCATCACCAACAATCACGTCATTCAGGGTTCTGGTAATAGAAACATAACCATCGTCCTTGAGGATGGATCGGAACGTGACGTGGAAGTAGTAGGATCGGATAGAGCAACTGATATCGCCGTTCTAAAGATTGTCAAGAGCGAAACTGATCGTGAATTTCCTACCGTCGCCTTTGGTGATAGTGAGAAGATGAAGGTTGGTCAACAAGTTTTTGCCGTGGGAAGTCCCTATGGAATTAATCATACCCTGACGGCTGGTGTCATTTCGGCTGTTGATCGTGAAAACTCCGAAGGTCTGGATTCGCCTTTCGATGATTCACTTCAGACTGATACGCCTATCAATCCCGGCAATTCTGGTGGCCCTCTTTTCAATATGAATGGTGAAGTCATCGGGATTAATCAGGCCATATATTCACCATCACATACTTCTGCCGGTCTTGGATTCGCCATCCCTTCTAAGTATGCCAAGGTGGTGGTGACCGAGATTATCAAGACGGGAAGATTCCAACAGAAGCATATCGGCCTTGTCATCATCGAAAATACAGAGATGTTGTCGCTTGTGGCCGGTGATACCTTCTATAAGGGCATCAGGCTTCAGGGGATCATGGATGATGATCAGATTCTTAACCATAACGATAAGCTGAAGGCTGGTGATATCATTTTGAAAATTGATACGGTCAACATTTCTACTCCTGCCGCTCTTATCAAGGAAGTCGCGATGCATAATGTTGGCGACAAGGTGAGCCTGACACTTCTACGAGACGGAAAACTCACTGTTGTCAATGACTTAGAGATTCATTAAAAAAATAAGTCCGAAGAATGTATACGTTTTTCTGACAAAGATGAATTTGTCCTAAAAATGTTACATTCTTCGGACAAATTCGTTCGAATTCATTTGACAAGTTTTTAAAAATCGCCTATAAAGGGTCATCGAATCAATGATAGGAGATTTTAAATGTCAGCTTCTTCCAACGCCTCCATGATCGAAAAAATCAAGAAGCTTCTCGCCATGTCGAAAGACGCCTCGGTCACCGAGGAAGAGGCGATGGCCTTCATGAACAAGGCTCAGTTGCTTCTCGCCGCCCATAACCTCGATATGTCGATGGTCACCGAGGAAGCCCAAGAGGCCGACATGGCCACCATGGACAAGACCATTTACGAGACTTCCTATGGTCATATCAAGTGGCGTCAGACCCTCATGGGTGTCGTCGCCAAGCTGTTCTTCTGCAAGGGCTATATCAGCACCAGCACCGAATATGGCAAGACCGGCAACCTGAAGCGCGTCGCCAAGTTCGTCTTCGTAGGTAAGGAACATAATCGGGCCATCGCAATTTCGATGTTCGAATATCTCGAAAAGACTGTAGTTCGTCTTTCCCGCAAGTTCTCGTCGGAGGCCACGCAGCGTTATCACTTCGAAATGGGTTGTGGTCTGCGTCTGACCCGTCGCGTTTACGACAAGATCGAGGCGGTGAAGGCCCCGGTTACCCCGGCTGGTGAGAAGTCCAACCTTCCCGCGTTGTATTCCACCGAATTGGCGCTGGTCGAGGAATTCCTGTCTGATACAGAATTCATGAAGAAGCGTAAGCAACGCGCCACTTCCCTCAATTCGGCTTCCATGGCCGGTCATAACGCAGCCAACACCATCTCCCTCGATAACCAGTTGGGTGGCGGATCACGCTCCACTGGCAACCTTCCCGGTGCCAGCAAATTCCTTCTCAAGTGAAGGAATTTGTGATACACTACGAAAATCCGAAGTATGGAATTTCAGGATATGAAACCATCTATGCTTCGGATATTCGTGAGGCCAGACAGAAATTTATGGATATCAGCAAAGGGCTCACGATCTATATCATAAGGATCGAGGGTGAGCATATGGCGGCAAACACATATTGTGAGTGAGCCTAAGATGCGCCGTTCAGATCACCCTTAATACACTCAATGGAATCTGTATATCTTGGATGCTGTTGGGAAGGGCCGATATTCCGACACATCCTTGTGACCAGATAGTTACCCGCAATCTGTGGGTCGAGGGGTTGTGGTGACGTGATATTAATCATTTCGGGAATTTTTAATTGGATGACATCCCCGGCCTTGACCAGCGCGTCACCATTAACCTTGATCTTCACTTGCGTCTGCATAAGATTTGAAATATAACCAAGCTGATTAGGCGTCATCGTATCGATCCCGGTGAAGGGACGGCTTGCGGTGTCAACAGGGATCATTGAAGTTGATCCATACTTGTTGCCATACTTCGCCGTGAAGGCCGATGAATTGAAGCCGCTGGTCGGTGGCGCGACATCCTTATATTGATAACTTCGTGTTCTGATATTATAGGTCGATATCCGCTGCATCAGTCCACCCATCGAGATTCTTTCGGTCGAGGAAGCAATCTGTGGAACATCAAGTGCGATGATGTTGGTGCTGGTGTCGATATAGAGAGAATTACCTACAGTATCCTGATGTAAGAAGGTCTTTATCGGCCCCTGTTGAAGCATTCCTTCCATCGTTTTAAAATACATCCCCAGAGCATTTTCAAAATAAAGAAATGTTGATGATGGATTTGATGCCGACACCGCGCGGCGTCTCACCATGTCAATAGCCTTAAAGGGATCGTAGTTCGGGATCATGATATTCTGGGTGCCGCTCGTTGATTCTGTCGAGAGAGACTTACCACTCATTAAAAATGTCCTATGAATATCAGAAACGATGGAAGCGATATCGGTCTGATAATTCTTTTGAACGAAGTTCGTCTTGGCATACATCGTCTCTTCGCCAACGCCATGCAGGGTGTAGATTTTTGACTTTGTGGAGCCCTCGCCATGTATGTTGGTGATCTGATCAAGGGCGAATGTATATGACGCCATGGTGCCTCCGGGAGCCCCGAAGGTGGTCGTCACGGTCTCGTCTCCGATGATGTTCATGTTGCCCAGCGCGTCGTTAACGTCGAAGACGGTAATCTCGGCAATGACATTAGGCACGAAAATACTTTCAAAAACTTTCATGGTGGCAAACATCGATCCGAGGTTTAAAGACCCTCGGGGTGACGACATCGTTAGGTCGGTGATGAATACGTCGCCGGGATTATAGCCGGGAATCATGAATTAAGAGCCTTCTGCAAGGCGTCAGAAACTTGGGTCTCATATCCACTGACCAAAATGTTCAAAACCTTATTGCTTTCATTCATATTCGTTTCATAATCGAAGACGTAGACAGGACTATAAAACACATCCTCTTCTGGTGGAATGGTGTCGAAGGATAAGATGGTCACGGCGTTGGCGTTTGGAATAGTTATTAAGGCATTGGACTGACTTCCCAGAATCGAGAAGGCAGCGGCATTGACGACCCCGTTGGGGAGATAATATCCCGAGACGTGCTGAATATTCAGAACATTATTTGTGCATACCGCAACCTGTCCTGAGCCCACCAGATTGGCACCATAATTGATGGCGACGATTTCATTGTTGATGAATTGTGGGATTGTGTTGGAGAAATTAAAAGAAACCAAATGATTTGTGTTGATCGTCCAATCTTCCTGAATCCTGCTGTAGCTCGTTACCGATCCGAATCCGTCAAGATTCGGCTGATAATATTTCATAAGCGAAGGGTCGAGAGCATCAAAATACGCCACGCTCACACGGTCGGTGTTTAAAAACCAATTATTTGTATAGTACATGATGGTCTGGGTTGTCAGAGGAATGTTGGTGTACTTCTGATACATATAATCCTGAAACTCTTCATTATTCATATACCACTGGTCATAGGGATCATAGATTTGGTTCGTCAAGAACAAAACCCACTCCTGATAGGGGTCTTGATAATATTTTCTGGATATCTGATCGGTTCTTTCATTATTATTGATAGTCACAGGATAATAAAAGAATGGATTCAGGAGGTCAGTATTGGATATGACGGCGCGTCTGGTGATATCCACCACAGGCATCCCATTATATGAAGTAAGAGGGAATTTTGAAAAATATGTATCCATGATTTGATTAACCGTTAGCCGATGGAGGAATTATTGTTGTTGTCGTTTCACTTGTAGGCGGCAAGAAATTTGGATCAGTCGTATTTACCATATCACGCTTAAGGAAATACTCAATTTCAAGAAGCTGAATAGTGAATTCAATAGCCGATGGCGCATTGGATGATCCGACAAATGATGGCGTCGTGCCGGGGGCATAGTTAGCGATGGAATCCTGAATCACACAATGTTTAAAGCTGTAGACATATCCTTGGGGAATGATCGTCGGTCTAACCACATCGGGATATTGTAATAGTGATCCTGCGGTGGCCTGATTTGTGTCAGGAAGCTGATGATATTTAAATTTGTTGATGATATATTTTATCGTGTTGGATTCCTGAAGATTATTAGGCATGAATTTCCAAATGAAAGTATGTCTTTTAAATGTTGGGGCGGTGAATAAAACCGTGAGATATGGGTTGACAGCGAGACCGGATGTCTGGAAGATTCTGTTGGCGGAATTACCGAGTCCAACGGTCTTTCCGAGAGTATTCAAGATATTTGTTGCCCCACCAACGGACCCGGCCGTTCCAGCGCCATATAACGCTGGTCCAAGAGACTCTACGGCCGACGCCATCCAGTTGGCCTGATTATTCCTATAGGAGCCCACCATGCCATCCAGCGCCGCGCCTAGGGCGGGATTTGTT